TTTTTAATAATTATATTACTTAAATCAAAACTTTTAATATATTTAAAAATATATATTATTTTTTAAAAAAAAAAAAGTTTTGATTTAAGAAAATAAAAACATAGAAACATAGAAAAAACATAGAAACATCATTTATAAGGTATTTTTATAAATTTACATTGATAATTGAAATAAAATATCTTGACCTTCTTTTTTATTAATTTTACCTTCCATCATAAACTTAATAATAAATTTTCTTAATTCTTCTTTTATTCTTGGATTATCATTTCCAGCAATATATTGACCTTTAACTAAATTAAAACGGTCTTCTTCTTTCATATCGTTTTCATCTTTATAATCTTTTACTTTATATTTAACATCTAACCCACTTTTATTTATTAATTTTTTAAATAATTTTTGTTCTTCTTTACTTAATTTTTCTAATTGTCTATCATTAATTTTTTGTGTATCAATAAAATTTTCAATAAAATCAACAAAATCAACACTAATATTATTTTTTAAATTTGGTACATCAACCATTGTTTTTTGATATTTCACTTTTAAAATACCATTATTTAAATGCGGTATTGATAAACAATATTTTCCAAATTCAATATATTTTGGTGTTTCATTAACTGAAATTCCTTTACCAATCATTTTTGATTTAGTAATAAATTTTGGTTGTATTTTATTTCTTACTCTGTTAGCAATCATACCTTTTCCGCCTTCATCAATATTTTCTGATGTTGTTATTTCTTTTCCCATTGGTTGATCTTGATATGCAATTTCTGAATAAGCAATTGGTATTTGTTGTCCTTCGTTAAAAGTATTAAATAAAGTTTCATTATTACTTTCTTGTGATATTTTTACTGCGGTTGCTAAAGCCCTATTTCTAATATCTTTTTGAATATTTTTTGGGATATTTTTTGGTTCAATTGCTTTTTCGGATGATGAGCTTTGATTAATCATATCAACATATTCATTCGCCAATTGTTGATATATTTTATCAACCAATCCAGCCTTTATTCTTACATCTGTTTTTAAAGCCAATTCATTTAAAGTGTTTTCTGTTGAACTTACTTTTCTTCTAATATTATTCATTTCTTGTTGAATATTCATTAATGTTTCATCCGATCCACCAATATTACTTAAAACATCTCTTATCATATGTTTTAAATCAGTAATAGAAGGGTTTTCGTCAATTGCTTCAAATAAATATGTCCCCAATTTAAAAATATCTTCTCTATTTGGTAGTTTTTCAATTGTTTCAATAAGTTCATTAACATTTGATTGGTCGATATCATTAATTTTAAATTCAATTGCTGTTTGTAAATCCATTAATTGTTGATATGTAGGCATATATGTTTCCATTCGAAAAAGTTTTTCAATAGTTAAATCAAATAATTCTTTTAATTCTTCATCACTGTTAATTGTTTCATCTTGTAAATCTTTAACTAAATTATGTAATTTTTCTAAATCTTCCTTTTTTGGTAGATCAATTAATATTGCTTTTAATTCATCAATTCCGCTATTAGAAGAAAACCCTTTAACACCACCACTTTTTTGTAATGCTTCTTTATAATTTTTAATAAAATTTAAAAAATATTCTGGTGTTAAAATTGCGACTTCATTTAATTGTGTTTTAATTGCTGGATATTGTTGTAAAAGAACCTTTTTATCATCTTGACTTAAATTATTAAATACATACCTTGATGGATATTTTCTATTTTCATATTGAGCGTCAGTTTCACCAAATTTTTTTGATAAGTTGGGATTATCAGTAAAAAAACTAACTAAATAAGATTGAACTAATTTATTAACTTCTTGCTCGTCTTCTAATATTTCGGCACTTGTTTTCGGCATCGCCATAACTTGATTTATTCCCATTTGATTATTTAATATATTTTTTTGTAAATCCATTGATGTTCTTTGTTTTGTTTTTAAATAAGTCATATGACGGTTAAAAGCTTGTTCTTCATCATATGGTGTTCGAAATCCGCTAAATTGAATATTTGACATTTATATAATATAAAATATAAAAAAAATTTAAATTTTTTATTTTTTATTTTTTTTTATTTTTTTTTTATTTTTTTTTATTATAAATATACTATATATAATGTATAAAAAAGAAATAAGAAAAGAAATTGAAAACTATAAAAAGATTGTAGCACATTTAAACGAACATATAAAAGAAAATAATTATGATAATTTAGATGTTTCACAATCCAATTTATTAAAGAAAGAAATTAAAAGATTAAAACCATTAATAAAAGGCGGTGATATTAATTTATTAAAAGCGGTTGATATTTCTAAAGATGATGATTTATATAAGTTTTCTAATCCAAAAGAAGCACAAAAAAAAGCATTTGAATATATTGATAAATCCGCAATACTTTATAAATCATCAAATCCAAAAAAAAAATATATGATTTTTGACCCCAATATTAATAAAATGGTTCATTTCGGACAAATGAATTTTGAAGATTATAATAAACATAAAAATATAATCCGCCGTAATGCATATTTAAAAAGAACTGCAAATATGAGGGGTATTTGGAAGGACAATATTTATTCACCAAATAATTTATCAAGAAATATTCTTTGGTGAATTAAATAAATATTATAGAACAATTAATTTTATATTATTTTTTTTTTATATTTCATTATTATAATGACAACAACAATGACAAAAAAAGAAATGGATTTAAATTTTGGAAAAAAAAATGAAATTAAAATTCTACCAACTATTAAAAGATATTTTGGATATGATAATTTAGAAATAGATGTAAATAATCCTTTTTTAACAATTGATTTTATTAATGATGATGTTTGTATTGAATTAAAAACAAGAAGAATAAACCACGATAAATACGAAACCGCTTTTATTGGATATAATAAATATCAATATTTTAAAAAAAATAGAAAAAAATTAAAATGCCATATTGTTTATAAATATGAAGATGGATTATATTATATTACTTATGATAAAACAACATTTAAAAAATTTGAAAAGAAAATTCAAGATGTATGGCGTGATGGTAGATGTGAAAAATCAAAAGTAGTATTAATACCAACAAATAATTTAATTAAAATAGAAGATTAAATTTTTTTTACTATAATTTATTATAATCTAAATAATTATAATAATGAGTATATCGGATAGAGATTTAAAAGAAATTGCATTAAAGTATAAAATCCCTTTAAATGATGTTTTTATGAAAGATGAACCCCCAAATAAAATATTTGAAGGCGGTTATATAATTAATATGGCGGATAAATCCCAAGAAAATGGCGGTACTCATTGGACTGCATTATATATTCCTTCAACAAATGAAAAAACAATTGCTTATATGGATAGTTTCGGTTTTGTTCCTCCCCAAAGTGTTATTAATTGGATAAAAACAACACCATTGAAAAATTATAAAATCGCTTATAATACAAAACAAATTCAAAATATTAATAGTGGCGGATGCGGTATATATTCACTTTTTTTTATTAATTATATGGATTTATTACATAAAAGCACTCCTATTGAAGATAGTATTGAATTATTCGGCCGTTTATTTGATGATGATAATAAAAAGAATTTAACAATTTTAAAATCTTTAATACCATATTATAAAAATACCGTATAAATGATGTTTCTATGTTTTTTCTATGTTTCTATGTTTTTTATTCCTTAAATCAAAAAAAAATAATTTCTAAAAAATAAAGTAAAAATATAAATATTAAAAAAGTTTTGATTTAAGCAATAAAAAAAGTAGAAAAGTAGAAAAAAGGTAGAATATTAAAAAATAATAAAAATAATAAAAATAATAAATATAATACATATAATATATAATGGATAATTCTAATCGTTTTTATGATGAATTGATTGTAGAACAAAATAATATAATGACCCAATTAAAAAACTCTAAAGATGAAAAAGAACAAAGAAATTTTGAAAAACATTTAACAATAATAAACATGTTAATTAAAAATATTTATAAATATAACAATTATAAAAATCCCAAAAAAAAATAATATTTAAATTTTAGTATCTTCTTTTACTCCCATTTCTAATTCCATTTTTTCACTTTTTACTTCGCCGTTAATATCTCTTTTTATTGATATTAAGCCACAAAATATTGACACATCACTGCATTTACTTTTAAATCCATATCTTACTAATATAGCAAGAAATCCAAAGCCCATAGTAGCAATTCCATAAATAAGTGTATCATCCATAATAATATAATTATATAAATATTAAAAAATTTTAATTTGGATAACTTCCAGTTTGTTGAATATACATTAATAATAAATTATTATAAATCTCATTTAAATTATTTAAAGCGTTTGATCTTCTTTCGGTTGTTCTTCTTATTTCTTCTTCTATTGGTTGAATTTGTTGAACTAAATTATCCATATCACCGTTTAAAATTGGTATTGAATAAGTTTTTGAATTAATTTTTACTATTATTGGAGCTGGCATTTATATAAATAGTATTATATAATTTATAATAATTTTTATGGTAATATATTTGTTCTTGTTAATCCAACTTTCATATCAAAAGTAAAATCTTTTGGATTATCAAAAGCGCAATATAAGTTAATTTTTAATGGTAGATTACTTGATGAAGTCCCAATTAAACCAGAAAAATCAACATAATCCATCCAACAAAATGGTTGAAATTCACTTATTGAACCACCACCGCTCCAAGTTGAATTATTATTATGACGACAAAACGGCGTTATTGAATTAAACATTATAGGCGTATAAATATTACTGTTTTGGTCTTCAAATTCAATATAATATGCAAGTCCTTTATCAGAACTATTATTTTGACCCCCATTATTCCAAGTGTTAATTGTAAAATCAATTCTCCAATTTGATGATGTATAAGAAGATAAAGGACTTTCAGTAAAAAAATATTTTGGAAGATTAGCATTTTCAACCCAAGCAAGTAACCAAGTTTGACCCCCAGATGCATAATTAACAGTTCTATTAATTGTTAAAATATCAAAACAAATAGGCATTGAATAACCATAAGAATTTATATTTGGTGCAGTTAATTCAATATCACCTTGTGAAAAAGCATCAATTGTTATATTTGTATCAAATTGAATATTTAAATTTTGTCCTCCAGTCTTTTGGATTATAAAAGGATTTAAAGTTGAATTATTTGAAATTGAATTATTTTGAATAATTACTGTTTCACTTGTTGAATTATTTAAAATTGTTATATTATCATTTGTTAAAGTATTTGAAAAATCAT